AAATCAAAAACAGGTACAGGTCCTTCTGGACTTATTCGTGTAACGTCCCCATATTGATATTGATCAATACCATTATCCCCGATTAATAATATCTTGTATTGTTTTTGTAGTTGAGTGTTCTGTTCTATCATAAAATATTACCTTAGGAACATGTTGTTCTCCTACAATACTACGACCTCGATAATCACTGCCTTTTACCATTATGTCTGGTTTGTATTCTTTAATAATGTTGATTAATTCTTCCTTAGAATCAAATAACATCACAGTGTCAACTGTTCTTAAATTATACAACATAAACCTTCTATCATCTTGATTATTAATTGGTCGAGTATTGCCTTTTAGTTCTTTAACTCTACGATCTGTATCGATACAAACTAATAATTGATCTCCTTGACTTCGTGCAAATTGCAATAGTTCCAAATGTCCTCTATGCAATATGTCAAATGTACCATTAACTATTACTTTGCTCACTTTGACTATCTCCTGGAGCGATACGATAATTGTCTTCTACTGAATCAGCAGTGCTAACTTCGAAAATTATGCTGTTAGGTTGCAGTGCTTCTAATTGATGCGGCTGTAAAGGAGGATTGTGCCATACATCTCCTTCCTTAAGCAATTTTTCATGCATAGTGGCTGTTTTGGTATCTATATATCTAAGCATAAATTGTCCTGCATTTACAAACCAAGTTTCATCTTTTTCCTTATGAAAATGCATACTGAATTTAGCTCTAGCACGTTCAAACACCATAAGTTTTCCACAATACTTGTCGTTAGTGGCCCAAATAATTTCATAGCCCCAACCTTTCTTAACCATACCTTCTAATCGTTGTGTCATTGTTTTTTCCTAAAATAGTAATCACCATCAGGCCCATTAGTACAAAATTGTCCAAGATTTTCAAAACCCAAAGATTCCATATAGGTTATTACTTCATCTTTTAAAGGAGCCCCTTTATTATATTCTACACTTTGACATTCTAAAATAACATGATTACAATTGGATAGAGTTTCTTGAGCACCTTTTAATACATCTAATTCAGCACCTTGCACATCCATTTTGATTAAATCTGGTTTAGGTAATTTTTTTAAATTCACTACAGCATCTAAGGTAACAGTAGTATACTGTCGTCTATGACTGTCATTAAAGTATTCATGTGCTTCAGCATTGACTTCTATGTTTTCTCTATAATAACTGTTACCGCCTGGATGATAAGTGTTTTGATAGAAATCTACTTGTCGACCAGTAGTGTCACTAAGAACTCCAATATGATATTGTAAATTTTGTTCTTTATAGATAAATTCACATTCTGGCATAGCTTCAAATACAACATATTCCGAGTCAGGCCAAATACGTCGAGCTTCGTTGGTCCAGTGTAATACACATGCACCTATATCATAGACTACTTTAGGCTCTATAGATAAAGTTTTTAAATATTCTACATGCTGGTATGGAATTAATCTTTGACTGCCTAATTCTCTTAATCGATCTGTATAATCTGTAATTTTGGGAATCGGAGCAACTTCTGGCGTAATGTTAAAATGTGTTTGACCTATATGGCTACATACAATACTAGTATCTGCCCAAATAGTAAATCCTTTATCTTTAGCTTTGCGACAAAAATCTATATCTTCGCTAATTGTATGGCTATGATCTAGTGCAGGATAATACATAAATTGTGGATATCCAATTGATCTAAACACTTCCGATTTAACTAGTACACAGCCAAACCCGCAAGCTGCTATTTCCACTACGCCTCGATTTTGTATTTTATAGTAAGGTATATGATTCACACCACCAGTATTATTGTTTTCATATACTTCTAGTATTTGCTCAGGTTTACGTTGTCTGTAAATTCCAGTGACTACATCTTTGTTATGACTTAATAGTTTTTGTAATGTATCAGGAGCGAATGCCATATCTGCATCTACTGCCCAAAGATAATCGTATCCTTTGACTGCCCAATCTGCAATAAGATTGCGAACTTGATCTACTCTATATCCATAGAAGTACTGAAATGTGGTTTGGTAATCCTCGGGTATTATCTGATCGTAGATGCTCTTGAATGTCTCCGGCTCTATATTCCTGGCTGTGGGTATGGCTATTAGTATCTTTTTTTTTAACATAGTAGGTTTACTTATAATGTTTCTTGCTGTACGATTTTGTTCTTCTGCATTAACTTTGTAATCATTTAACGGATTGGTATCATTATAATTGTACACTATATCCTGTAAACATGCAACTTTATTTGGATCAGCTTGTTCAATTAGTGCATAAAATACTGCGCCATCTCCTCCTGCCCTGTACCATTCATTGTTTTCATTTTGAAATAAACTATCATCACAATTATCTATGAGATATTTCTTAAATGTTCTTAAATGAGTGTAAGGTAAAATCCAATTAAAATGGTGCTGTCTATATGTTTTGCTTTGTTTTACTTCTTCAGGATATGGTTGGCTGATTAGGGGTATGTTATCAACCATACTCCAACAACTGCCATATGTAAATTCTAGATTGTCACTGTACAACGTATTGTAGTATGATAAAATAGTGTTGTCATTTATTAGGCTGTCGTCGCCATCTAGAATCATTATAATGCTGTTTTGTTCTAATGTTCTAAACAATTCTACTTGATTACGTACAGCACCTAGATTTTGTTCATTAACAATCAGTGTTATCTTATTTTGTATATGTTGTGGTAAACTATCAATAAATCTATAGGCTACATCTACAGTATCATCTGTGCTAGCATCATCTATTAAGTAATGATGATAGTTGTCATAGTCTTGACAGATTACACTTTCTATACAACGTTCAATGTAGTTTCTATTATTATAGAAAGTGCTGACTATATTGATCTGCTGTTCTGTATTAGATTTATAGTTTTCTAACTCTACAACATTATGATAACGTCTATTATAAACTTTATGTACTCTACGATTTATTTTACTAACTTGACGATATTCTTCTAGGCTAAGATATAGTCCACAGGTTTTATAGAAAAACTGTTTCCATTGTAATGCCACAGTGTCCCATCCTGCTATAGGCTTGACTACATTACAATAGTATTGTTTTTGTTGATGTAGATAAGTGTTATGATACGCCTGTACAGTTTGCTCGACAAATTTTTTAATTTGAGCTTCTCGATTTATATCTGTGAAAAGAGAATTAGGTTCTATGGCATAATCAATAAGATAGCAACTACCTTCCAAGGCAACTTCTTCCAGCGCACCAAATCTACAAGTTATTACTGGTGTGTTATAACATATACTTTCTAGTGTACTGATACCAAATGTTTCGGGAAAAGCAGCAGGATATATCATAAAGTTAGCAGCAGCTAATCTATCTGCTATTTCACTCTGAGGAATGATACCTGTGAATTCTATATCTAGTTGTGCATTAGCAGGGTCATTGGCCATTTGACGCCAATCTAATTCTTGTTGGTCTGGTTGGCCATTTACTGTAAATCTATAATAGCCGCCTATTACAGTAAGTTTAGCTTCAGGTAATTGTTGTTTAACTCTAGGCCATATGTCTTTAACTAAAGGAATCATACCTTTGGTTACACTGGCATTATAAACGAATCTGTTAGGATCTTTGGCTTTTATGTCGACTTCTTGTTTGTGCAAGTGAGCACCGTTGCGTGTGATAAAAGTTTTGTTTTTAAGAACTTCAAAGTTTCGTCTACGTCCGTGATGGCAATTTAGTACATAGGTCAAGTGCCAATCGCTGAGAGTAAAGATAGTAGTAATTTTATTTGAAGTTGTTAGTTCTTCAATAAAATTATCGCCAAGACAAAATGTATCGTGCATCCATAGGATACGCTGTTTGGCCTTGCTTAGAATTCTTTCATAGATGTTCTTACTGGCAAATGGTAGTGCTCTACTATCACCTACCTGTTGGAATTGATTATTGGTTAAGAATGGAATTACAGTTCTACTGCTGATCACAATATCAAAATCATAATCATTGGATAGTGCTGATAATGGCAAGTAATTCACACCGTCGTATTGACCAGGTGTTGCATGATCCAAATTACAGTTATTGAACACTGTAACTTCAAAATTTAATTTGGCAAGTTCTTTACTGATGTATGTTACGGCACTTTCTGAACCGCCAAGACCTTGTTTAAAAACGGTTGAGCCGTCGTAAGGTATACCAATTATATCTATAATAGCTAATTTCATGCTATTATATATGCTTAGATATTTTATATTTGTGCTATTATGACATATACCAAGTCTGAACAGGATCTTCGTTGATCACAATCGGACTGGCTTTAGTGTAAATGAAGGTACTGGCTTGATACTGTAAATTCATAGAAGGCACAGTGAATCCTGATTGTGCGGCATTACCAGCTGATGGTAATAGTACAAGATCCGCATTGCCTATCGTAAAGAATTCTGTGGTTAAATTTACACCAAGGCTAGTAGTAGGTACACGCCACAGATACTCGGAGATAGTAGGCTGTGTAACACTGATTATTTCATTATCATCGACCGTGGTGAATTCGGTGCTAGGATTTTCTCCTAAAGATGCACTAGGAGTAGTTAATCCAAATGGTGCTGGTATAGCCATATTATGATGATCTTAAAAACCAAAGATCTTTATAGGTTGTGTTACCAGTTCTTATAGGTATATAAGTTTC